TGCCGCCGGCGCGGGCCACGTCAACGGGGAACTGGTAGGCACCACGCAGTTCCTTGGTGGTGAAGGAAATGTCCATGGACACGTCCTTAACCACGCCGATGTCGATGGCCTGCGCGGGGGTGGTGGGAGTGATGAGCGTCAGCTTGCCCACGCCGAAATTGTATTGGGACATTTCAGTCCTCCTGTGGAGTGAGGGCCGCGTTCAGGCGCTCTTTGAGCGTGGCGGTGGCGGCGCGGAAGTGGTTGAAAAGCTCCACCGGAAGGGCGGGGCCGTGGTTGTGGAAGGTTTCCAGGAACCAGAGGTCCACCACGAGGTCCGTGGCGGTCGGGCTGGCTTCGGGAGGATTCGGGGTCTTGGGCATGTGGGGCTCCTATGAGGTGGCGAGGATGTCCAGGGGGATCTGCGCTACGGCCTGCCCCCCAAGGATGCCTTCGTCAGTGACGATTGGTCCGCCGATCCAGCAGTGACTCACAAGGCCGCCCAGGGTGGTGCCATAGGTGTCGGGTTTGGCGAAGCCCCCTTGCTCATCCGGCTGGCGCTCCAGGGCCGCCTCCACGCCCTGGATGAGTGTGGCGAGGCGGGTGTATGGGGCCTCGCTGGGGTCCTGGTCCGTGCGGCAGTAGATCCACAGGGTCGGCTGGAGGCGCCACGCCGGGGGCAGCCCGCGCGCCTGGACGGGCACCTCGTTGCCGTGGGGTAGGAACAGGGCCGGCTGGCTGGATGCTGGAACATCGTCCCACACCTTCCAATTGCGGCTGACCGTGACGAAGCCCTGGATGGTCTCCAGGCGCTCCAGCAGGGCCTTGTAGATGGCTTCCCGGTTCAGGGCCATGTCACACCACCTTAATCGCCCGCATGAGGCGGGCGCGAATCTCCCCGCGCATTTCCTCCAGGCTCGGCACCAGGAAGGGGCGGGGCGCTTGGTTGACATTCCGGGTGTGTGCATGGACCACGGACTGCACGGGGGAGATCGGCCTTCCAAACGCCATGCGGGTCGTGCGGGTGAACTCCTTGACCTGCTGGGCGCCGTGGAAACCAAGCTCCCAGAAGCGGCCATAGACCAGATTTGTGCCCACGCGGGATTCCATGGAGGCCCCGTCCTCAATGAAGCGTTCGTTGATGGACCGGCGGAGGCGCCCCGTGCGGACCTTCAACACCTGCCCCGTCAGCTTCTCCGACTTGATCTTGGTCAGAAGAGCGAAGGCAAGGCTCCGCACCGCGTCACGGGTGGCGTCCTTCACGCGCGGGCCAGCAAACTGGAACCGGGCCGCCACCGCCTCCGCGCCAAGGATCTGAGCCTTCAGTTCGATGCTCATACCGGCACCACATTCCGCCAGTTGTTCAGAAGGGTCTTCACATCGTTGGGGATGTCCTGGGTCTGGAAAGCCACCACCTCTCCGGCGATGGTCTTGGAAGCGTGCCCGAGCCGGTCCTTCTCCTTGTAGGCCCAGGCGGCCATCTTCACGACGGCCTGACCGATGTCAGCCGGGATCGCGGCATAGCCTGCCTTGTAGACCACGGCCACATTCCCGTAGCCGCTGGTGAACGTTGCACCATCTGTTCGGATGAGCAGGGCGCCCCGGTAAACGATGGTCGTCAGATCCACGGCCACACCGTCCACCGTGAGGCTTAGGACATCGGTTACGGGATACTGGCCCACCATCAGCTTCGGGGTGCCGGTGCCATCCAAAACATCGCTGTAGGTGTTCTCCAGGATGTCGCGGTTCAGGTAGGAATTGACCCATGCCGAGGCCGAGGTCACCAGGGACGCGATGAGTGCGTCATCGGTGGCGCTGGTCAGGCCCAGGTAGAGCTTGACGGCTTCTTGGGTGGTCAGGTCCCCGGCGGCCATGGTCTCTACTCCTCAACCTTCTTCTGGCGGATCTTGCGGGTGGGGGCCTCCACGTCCTCAGGCGGGATGGTGGTGAACCCGTGGTCCAGCAGGACGGCGGCGTGGGCGTCTTCCACTTCAAAGGACCCATCGGGCGCTTTCTCATAGTTGCTGCCGTCCACGGAACAGCTTGTCGCGTCCGTGTGGAACAGTTTGATGCTCATGGTGGCTCCTAGAAGCAGGGGCGGGCAGTTGCCCACCCGCCCCTGGGTTAAGTGCGGGGTTGGTTAGGCGCCCGCCACATTGGTGAGCTTCAGCAGGGAAGCGGGGAAGTAGTGCTGGAGGACCTCATCCGCATAGACGCCGTACTCGTACTTGCGGCTCCGAAGCGGCCACTCAAGCTGGTAGTAGTCGCGGCGGGTCTTGACCTGGAACACATTCCCCACGCCGTTGAGGGGATAGGGGATCTGTTTGCTGTAGCCCAGGATGGTGCCGGCGGGCATGAAGGGATGGACGCGAACCCGGATGAGTTCGTTGGTGATGGGGTTCAGGTAGGAACCCACGGTGGCTCCAGCGGAGATGCCGGCCTGACCGGCGCCGTCCAGGTTGAACCGGAACAGCGGGGCGCCGCCGTTGGAGAGGCAAAGCTTATTGATCAGCCGGATGCCGGCGCTGGAGACCAGCAGGTCGCTGGGGCCGAACCGGAGGTTGTCGAACATATTCTGCAGGAGGTCGTTCAGCTCCTGGATGCCGCCCGCACCATCCGAGGTCAGGGTGGTGCCGGTGCCGGGGGTGCCAGTCGCCAGGGTCTTGATCTGGGCGTTGTTCGCGGACTTGGCGAAGCTCAGGAGGCCGTCCATGTTGTAGGTGGTGTCCCTGGAGTAGTCGGCGGAGGCCAGAGCCGAGGCCGCCTGACGGGTGCCGTTGAGGGGCGCAGAGACGGCCAGCGAGTTGATGCTGGTGATGAACTCCAGCCTCTCAGAGCCAGCCGTGCCGATGAACCAGGCGTAGGCCACGGCACCTTCCACGGCGGTCACGGAGCAGGAGAGGACCTGGCCGAGCGTGATGGCCTGAGTCGCGGCGGCGGACTTCTGAGCCGCGCCACCGTTGATGGTGTCGGTGGAGCCGTCCGTGTTGGTCTTGGCGATCTGCTGGACCACGCCGTTGGCGAGGCTGGACCGGCTGAGGCCCTGCGGGGTCAGAGCCACGCAGATGACGGAGTAAGTCGCGGCGGGCAGGGTCGCACCGGAGCCACCGGCGGACAGTGTGGGGGTAGGGGTGGTGCCCAGGGCGATGCTGGCGTTGCCGCCGAGGAGCATGGGCTCCTCCTGGAGCATGAGGGACCGCAGGAGGCCCAGGGCGGCGCGGGCCTTCGCGTCATCGAAACCCTGCGATGCGTAGTCGGCCTCAAAGGTCACGTAGTCCTCCAGGCCCAGCCCGACATAGGCAGCGGTGTAGGACGCAACGCTGCTGACGGTGGCCGCGCCACGGTTGCCCTCGGACACGCCGGGGTGGGTGTTGCCGGTGTTGATGCCGGTGATCGCCTTCCAGCGAGTCGCCGTGTCACCACCACCGCCCACGCGGGGGATGTCGTTTCGGAGCATGGTCATGGAGGCCATGAAGGGGTAGAGCGCGAGGGCGGGAGCCTGGAGGTCATAGTTGACCAGACCCAGGCTCTGCGTGAATGCCTTGTTCAGCGCTTCGTCTGTGGTGCCGTTGGCCTGGGCGTTCTTCATGGCGTCCAGGGTCTCGTTGAGGTTCATGGAACCCTCCTGTGATTGCCCGGACTTAGCCGAGGCGGGTGGTGAGGATGGGACGGCCACTGGTCGCATGGACCTTCTTCATGGCCGCCAGGGGATCGGAGGTTACGGGCTCGGCCCCGGCGCCTTCGGACTTCGTGATGGTCCGGTCTTCCTTGCCCTTTTCGATGGGCACAACCTTCAGGGGCTTCTGGCCCTTGAGGGTGGTCAGTTCGCGCTCCAGGGTGACGGCCTTGTTGATCGCCTCATCACGTTCCTGATGCGCCTTGATCAGTTCGTCCTCCAGGGCGGCGGCCTTCTGGATGGCGTCGGCGGCGTCAGCCTTCTCGTCATCTTCGCCATCATCCATGTCCTCGAAGGGCTTCATGCATTCGATCAGGGCCGCGACGGCATCCTTCACCGCCTTCAGGTCGGCCTTGGTCTTCTGGGAATACTTGGCGCCCTTCTTCTCCAGGTCGCCAGTATCTGCTCCCATCGCCAGCACGGCATCGCCCTGGGGCTGGGAGTTGTCCTCCATGATTTCGGACGCGATGAAGGCGCGGAGGCGTCCACAGGCAACCTCCAGATCCGCCGCCTGGGCCGCGTCGCCATCGGAGAGTTCCTGCTGCCAGAGCCAGAACAGGGCATCCAGGCAGGCCAGAGCCTGACCGGCATCCATGATTTCCTCCCCGGCCCACGCCTTGACGATGTTCAGGCGCTCCGCCTTCTCGAGGTCCACCGCCGGGGTGTCGCTGGTGATCTTGATTTCGGTGCCGGGCGTGATCGTGGTCTCGTCCACAGTGTCCTCCATCTTGACAAGGCCGATGATGGCCTCCGGGTTGGCGGGGCGGTCCACAAGGCTGATTTCCACCAGCTTGATGCCCTCGATGACCTTCTTGTTCTTGCCGTTCCGCTTCGTGACCTTCCCACCGATGCTGAAGCCCTTGAGTACGCCAGTCTTCACCTTCCGGCAGGACTCGGCATCCACGACGAGGGCTTCCAGGTAGGTCCGGCCATCCTCCTGGACCTCACAAGCAATCGCGGTGCCGGCGGCGATGGGCTGGTGCATTTCCCGCAGGGCGCCGAACTTCATGTAGTCAGGGATGGCCTCCTTCATGGCCGTGGCGGTGACGGTCTCGCCGTCACTATCCACCGCTTCGCTGGAGGCTATGCCGGAAACGGTCAGGGTGCCGTCATCGTTCTCGCTGACCTTGGTGATGTCTCCCCAAATCCGCATCGGTCCCTCCTTTTCGCAACGGATTCTAGCACCATAGGCCTTTTTGCAACAGCCAGATCAGGCCGCCCCGCGCTTGATGGGGAGCAGCCCACCCCCCACCAGGGTCCGGCCGCCCGATGTCGTGATCTTGGCCCGTATGAGGTAGGTGGCGCCATTCGTGCCGCCCGCGACCTTCTGAAGAGCCGATACGCCCTGGACGGTGGCAGCCCCGCTGAGCATGGCGCTGGTGTCCTCTGTGGTCCCGTCCTGGCGCTCGGCGGTGAACACCGGGGTGCCTATGATGGTCTCCGCGCCCGTCAGCAGGTTGTCGAACTTGACCGTGAGGGTGATGACCTCCTCAGGGTCCTTGGGGCTGAAGCTCTGGATCATGCGTTCACCTCGTATGTTCGGGCGGGCAGGGTGATGGCCCAGGTGCGGGCGTCAGGGGTGACGGCGGCGACGGCCACCGGCGTCAGGGTATAGGTCCGGGCCTCCAGCGTCACCGCCCAGGCCCTAGCTTGCACCTCAACATAGAAGCGCGGGTCCGTCTCCAATTGCCCCGCCATGGACAAGGAAGGCGCCCACGTGGAGAAGGCCAGCGATGAGGACGGAACGCTGAGGATGAATTGTGCGGAAGGTGACGCCCCGGATGTTGCCAGCGCTGCGGACGGAAGGCCAAGGCTCCGCGCTAGGCTCGGCGCTGGTCCCGACAGGGCCATAGCAGCCGGGGCCGGCACCTGGAGGACCTGCCCCACGGCCAGCGTTGGCGCTGGACTTGCAAGGGTGACGGACGTGACGGGGGCGGCGAGTGTGAACCCCATCGAAGGGGCCGGGCTGCCCAGGGTGAGACTTCCCGGTCCTCCGATTTGCAGAGAGGTGGTGCTGGAGGTGGACAGCGCCGGTGCCGGCGCGGAGAACCCCATCGCCGCAGGTGCCGGAGTGCCCAGGCTCACCACCAAAGAAGGCGCAGGTGCCCCGGCGCTCACGGACGCGGCTGAGGGTATCCCCAAAACCGAGACAAGGACTGCCGCAGCCGTGGCAAATGCCACCGCAGCGACGGGCGCTTGCAGGCTCACGGAAAGAGAAGGCGCCGGTCCCGCCGTGCTCATCGCCGCAGCGGACGGCACCTGCAATACGTTGGCTTGCGACAAGGCAGGCGCGGGTTCCGCAAGGGTCATGGTGGCCGACGGAACGGCCAAGCTGACCGCCAGCGCAGACGCTGCTGCGGATGTGACGATATTCGTCGGCGTAGGACAATTGAGAACCGTCCCCCCAACAGAAGCTGGTTCCCAAAACTCCGAACCGGTCACGGCTCCCAGGACGTCTTCGTCCCGGAGGTCCTGAGCCGTGGCGCGGGTGGTCCAGAGCATGGCTACTTGGCTCCGATGGCGATGGAGCCGACGCTGGTGCCGGTGCTGGTCGTGGTCGTCCAATACATCGCATTTATGCAGGCATTTGCCCCGACCTTGGGCATCGCGAGTGCAGCGAAGTCCCTGGTGTCAGGGTAGTTTCCGACGGGGCTCATGAACGGCGCCAGCCTCTTGACCGCCGTGACGCCGAAGCTACCGGCAGTCCCCGTGGTGGCGCTGAGGGTAACGGAATCAACCGTCTTGATCCACTTGCCCACGGTTCCGGCTGGCGGCTGGATAGGGAGCATTCGGTAGGCGGGCAGGGAGGCCGCGATGGTAACGGACACGGACCCGGTGGAGGCATCGTTGTATGTCACGGCACATGTGGCCGTGACGCCGGTTGAGCCCGTGGCCGTATACCATTCCAGGTACCACTCCACGTCTGAGTAGTCCGAAGAGCATCGGCCATCGCTCACGGGCGAGGTCATCACCGCGCCGGTGGACTGGGCCGTGGTCACGGTCCCGTTGAGTCCGCCCATGTGACCCAGGCGGTCGATCAACCATTTGCCCTGGCCCGTGGCAGTCTGGGTGATTGAGCCCCACAGCAGGCGGCAGGTGGCCGTTCCGGGGTTGATGTAGTTCGGGTTATAGGACCCTAGCGTAGTGGCTGTCGGATTCGCCCACGCTCCGGGAGTCGCCCCCGCCGCAGGCGACCCGCCCTCCTGCCACCCGGAATACCAGTTGGAGGCCACGGAGGTGAGGCCGGTCTTGAAGATGTTGAACCTCCCACCCGCGCCGCCCCCGCCGCTGGCGGCAAGGGCGGAGACTACGTCTGAGGTAGTCGCAAAATCCGTCATGGCGCGGCCTCCAGATACATCGGCGCGAAGGCAGACTCAATGCCCTCCAGGTAGATCACCGTTTGCCCATCATCGGCGGTACCTACAGTGGACACGGTGTGGACGCCGGGGAAGGCATCCGCAAAGGGCGGAAGGATGACGACGCGATCTCCAGGATTCATTTGAGCCTCCTACTAGGTGAGCGTGAACCAGCCAGCGGAGTTCTGCGTGACAGTCACCGTGTTGCCCGCAGCGAAAGACACATCGGCGGGAGTAGAGTCCAGCAGCAGGAAGCCAATGAGCGGGTTCGCTTTGCCGTTGAGCGTGCCCGAGGCGTAGAGCACCAAGTAGCGGGCTGAGAACCCAGAACCGGAGCCGGTCCACGAAGGATTGTTGCCCGTCTTGAATGCCGCCGTGCCGGAAGTCTGCGTGAACGTGGGGGAGGTGAGCGAGACACCCCCGGAAGTGTAGCCGTTTCCGTTGGCTACTTCGTTCGTGAGGTCGGCGAACACCTCGCCAGTTCCTGCGGAAAGCGAGGCGGAGCTTGTGAACAGCGCAGCCTTGAACGAGTTGGAGTCCATGTCGAACGTCCCGTTTCCGAGGTTCGCCTTGAACGTGTTGAAGAGCGTCAGAGCAGAGGGCGCAGCCATGGGTTATTCCTCCTGATTGGGTTGCGAAAGAACCGGGAGCAGGTCGCACCGGCAGTTAGGGTGAAGAGGCGGATCGCCTCCGGGGAACTCGGAATCCAGGGCCACGACCATGCCATCCATGGCCTGACAGTCCTCGCATACCTCATCCTGGGACACCAGCCACTGTTTGGCATCCACAACGCCGGACTCACGGTAGCCCATGAGGTTGCCCTGGATGTCGGCGGCGGCGGTCTCCGTGCGGGCGATCATTTCACTCCGGGCATCCCCGAAGCCGGCCGCATCCTGGATGGCATCTGCCAACTCATCGTTGCTCCATCCGCCCGTGAGGGCCTGACTAACCAGATCCCTCAGCCCTTCGCGGGTGGTTTCGTCGATGCCCGTGACCAGGCTGGCTGCGTGCTCCTCGGCCCACGCGATGGCCTTCTGGTTCGCCTGGGAAAGCATCTCGTCCAGGGCATCCTCACTCATGGTCCCGGTGAACTCAAAGATCTGGTCCAGGGCCTCGCTGGAACCATCCATGGCGATGCGGCCCAACTCTTGCTTGAGCAGGTCAAGGAACTCATCGCGATCCTCTACCGGCAAGGCCGCCAAGATCGCCTCAAGCTCCTCGCGGGTGAACTCAGCCTTGGCGATCTTTTCAGCCCGAAGGTGAGCCAGCACGGCGTCACGGATGCCGGCGAAGTATCGCTTGGTGGCCGTCAGGATGCGCTTCTCCACCCGCCGGGCGATGGGGCGGTTCCGGGTCAGGGGAGCCAGTGCCCTTTTTTTTTCAACCTTCTCAGCGCCGCGATCAGAGGCAGGGGGGAGGCCGGAGGCCGAGTCACGGTCCCCCCCCTGGGGAGGCTTCGGCTTTGCACCCGGCATCCCGGTCGGATCGCCTCCACCGCCCAACTCGTCCCCACCTGCTCCGCCGAACAGCCCCGGAGGGGGCGGGGGGTTCAGTTCCTCTTTCTGCTCGGGGGTCAGGGGCTTCTTGCCCAGGTCCTCACGCACTTCATCAGGGGTGAGCACCTTCATGTCCACATATGCCTTGTGGACCTCGGCCTTCACCTTGGGGTCCGTGATTTCCTCGTCGGCCCAGGCGAACTCCAGATCATCCGCGCCCCAGCACCGGACCAGGACCTCGTTCATCACATCGGCCCACCACTCCTTCAGCGGTTCCAGGCCCTCGGCCCGAGCTGTGACGGCGTTGGTCTGAGCCGTTGCCCGATTGTTGTCCTTCACCAGCGCGGAGGGGCTGATGCTGAAACACCAACAGATGATCCGCGCCATCCACTCGTCCAGGGGGTCAGTCAGTTGGGCGTCCTTCAGGGGTTTCGTGTCCATGCCGCCCGGGACCACGATGAGCTTGCGCCGGGCTTCGAGGTTGCCCGTCAGGATGGTGTCAAACCAATCCTGCGCTTGCTTGATCTGATCGGGGTTCCACATTTCCGGGGCGCCCACCAATTGCTCGGGGATGTTGCCCGCCGTGTAATAGCTGATCAGGTGAAGCTGCCGTTTCAGGCCCAGATTGATGATGTTCACCGCCTGTTCGACCGGGCTCATGCCGTAGAACCGGTGGCTCCGCAGGTTGCGCGGGGCGTAGATCAGTTCATCCAGGGTGTAATTGTTTGCGGGGAGGCCCTTGATGATCTGCTGGAAGGCGGCCTCGGGCGGGAGGGGGCGCCGTCCGTTCTGATCCACGAGGATCTTGATGGTGGCGCCGTCCATGACCTCGGGGATCTTGAAGCCCTCGGCCATCGGTCTCAGGTAGAGCGTCGGGGCGTCAATAACCAGCAGATCCTCCAGCAGTTGCCTCTGCCACTGACGGAAGGTGTGGACCAGATCGGGCCGGCGAAGCGCGGTCTGCACCAGATTCGCCCGTTCCTGGGAGGGCTCGGGCGCCCCGTCATTCAGTTTCTTCGGGCGGATGACCCAGCGCTGAGCCTCCATCTGATCCTTGCGGGTCTCGATGGCGATACGCATGAGGTCCAGCCCGCCCGCCGCGGGGTCAGCGATGCGCCGCAGGACATCGAATCCAACGCCGGACTCGCTGGCCTCGCTCTTGGGACGGTAGTTAAGGTTGACGCCCACAGGGAAGTCGAAGGGGCGGCCCTTCACTTCCTCTGGAGCCTGCGGAGGCAGGGGTTTGTTGGGACCGAACCAATCAGGCGCTTCACCGGTGATGGTGTAGCGGATCGCGCCTGCAATTCGCTCGATCAAGCCGGGCTCAAAGGGCGTTGCCTTTCCACCAGCCGGGGTTTCAGGTGTCGCCATGCCAGCCTCCTGTCAGGTGGGATTTTAACCGCCGGCGTCGGCTTTCGCCATCAACTTGGCTTTCGTCGCCTCGGCTTCCCGGCGGAGGTATTCAAAAAATCCCATGCCGCCCCCGCCCGAGGACAGGTAGCTCAAGGCGCCGTCGAAGGCGTCAACCTGGTCGTCATGGGCCGCGTTGGGGAAGGTGGCAAGCTCATCCACGAAGTCAGAGACCCACGGGGCATCCTCGGGGAGGTGAACAAGCCCGGCCTCCAGTATGGGGGTCACGGCGTTGGCGCGGGCCACCTTGTCCCGGTCCACAGGGATGGGGATGATCGGGATGCGGGTCTCGCGCTTCATCTCCTGGATCAAGCTCTGGCCGCTGGCCTTGTCCTCAACCAGCACTACGGACGGAGCCCACTTGGCGGCCTGTGCCGGCACCGCCCGCTTCAATTCGGGGAACTCCACCTGTGCCCTCCAGACGTCTAGGACAAAATAGCGGTTCTTGCCGGCCCCCATGGTGACACACACGCTGAAGTCCGCCTGGTCGCCCTTCTTGAAGGCCGTGTCCCAGAACTGGACCACATTCGTGATGCCTAGGTCCCTGACCAGTTGCCGGGGGTCATCCGTGGTCGCACGATGCCATTGCCACCAGTCCCGCTTGAAGATGGCGCCCTCTGCCGCCGCCGGCCGCTGTTGGTAGAGGCTGGCCCACACGCGGGAGCCCACGGCCCGCTTGATCCTGTCCAGTTCCTCGATTGAATAACGCTCCGGATGGAGGGGGTCGCCCTCCTTCCTCAAGAGGCGCCCGTCAAAGGTGCTGAACTCGTCCTGCTCTGCCACCGCCGGGAAGTTGATGACCGTCCAGGGGTCGCCCTCGCCATCCTTCATCTGCTTCAGCAGCCGCCCCACAAGATCGTCCTCATGCCAGCGGGTGAGGATGATCAACATCCCGGCGCCCGGCATCCGGCGGGTGTAGAAGGTGGACTGATACCACTCCCACACCTTGTCCCGGTATGTCTTGCTGTTCGCCTGTTCGGCATCCTTGATGGGGTCGTCAATCACGAGGATGTCGCCGCCCATGCCCGTGATGCCACCGCCCACGCCCGCGCTACGGTAGGAGCCCTTGTGGTCCATGACCTCAAATAGCTCTGAGGTCCGAACCCGTGTGCCGTTCCGACCGGTCTTGAGCCCAGGGATGCGGGTCTCGGGGAAGATCCAGCCGTAAGCCGGGTCATCCATGATGCGCTGGACATCACGGTTGATGCGGTTGGATAGGTCAGCCGAATAGCTGGTGGAAATGATCGACAGGTCGGGGTTCCTGCCCAGGGCGTAGGCCGGAAACCGTCGGCTCACGATCTCGGTCTTGCCGTGGCGGGGCGGCGCCTCAAGGATCAGGCGGGGGGACTTCCTGGCCTCAACATCATCAAGGAACTGGTCCAGGGCCGTCGCCACCTCACGCGCGAACCACCCGGCCTTGTAGCCGGGGAAGGTTTCGATGATGAAGCGGATGAGCTTCTTACGGGCCAGTTCCCGCTTGATGTCAGCCAGGGGCGGCAGGTTCTTCACGGGTTACGCCTTGGGGTCGGGCGCAGGCTCGGCATCCGGGGCGGGGTCAACAGCACAGGTCTGATAGATGGCCTCCAGCGTCTCCAGTTGGTCCGTGGAGAGCCTGGACAGGTCCAAGACTGGAGGCATCGCGCTCCCGTCCGGCATGGTGGGGGCCACCAGGGTTGGGGCGTCCAGGCCGAGCAATTTGGCCCGGCGTTCCGCCACCCGCAGAGCCGTATCTATCGCCCGGACACTGCCCGCCTGCACCTGTTTGGCGATGGCCTGGAGATAGGTGTCACACCGCAGGATCTCCGTCTCCACCAGGTCAGCCTTGGCCTCGCTGATGCCCTTCCGCTCCGCCGCGAAGGCATCCTTGACCAGCGCGTGGGCCGTGCCATGGCTGCACCCGAGGGCCTTGGCGATGTCTCGGAAGCTGTGCCCGTGGGCACGGAGCCGGAGCGCCTGGGTCTGCTTTAGCAAGCGCCCAGCGGATTGCTTGGGGGTCTTGGTTGGTCTGCTGCTCATGGGCGGATCTCCTTTCGTGCATTGAACTGGGATCGGAGGATCATGCAACTCCCAGCCATTGGCGGCAGACTTCACGTGCTACATAAGCGGCCATCTTGGGTGGGACACTCATGCCGATCATGTATTTGCCGATCTTGTCCGACTTGGCGCGGTAGTCATCAGGGAAGGAACCGAGACGCTTTGATTCGCGTAGCGTCAATCGCCTGCATTGCGTCCAGTGATAGAAGTCGCCCGCGTTGGATGTCAGCGTTGCGGATGGCAATTGCTCGGCAATTCTTACGCGCCCAAACCCATTCGCCTTGCCTGTCGCACGCTCTTTCGCTTTTGCAAACGAATCGCCTTGCTTGGTCTTTGCCCAGAATTGCAGTGCTTCAGGCGTCGGGCGCGTATCTGCTATCTCCGCCTCAGTCAGAGCCTGCACATCACTCGTGGCCTCACCCGCGCTAATCCATCGGTGCGCCGGTGCTAGCTTCAAAGAAGGCGCGTCAATATCATCGCGCACGGCACAAAAAAACACCCGCTCCCGGCGCTGAGGGACACCACAGTCTGCCGCATTGAGCAGGAACACCTGGACCCGATAGCCGATCTGTCGGAACCGTCCCACAATGAGCTTGGTGTATCCTCTGGCGTTACCGAGCAGCATCCCCTTGACGTTCTCAGCGATGACCACCTTTGGCTTGAGCCGTTCCACTAGGTCCAGGTAGTCAAAGAACAGGTCAGACAGGACTTGTTTGGCCTGCCCTTCCCGGAAGTGCTTCTCTTTGCCCCATGCCTTCTCTCGGCTTCCGGCTGTGCTGAAGGTGGAACAAGGCGGGGAACCGTCGAGAATGTCCAGCTTGAACAGTTCTGGCGGCAGATCAGCAGTCAGAAGGTCACGGATCGGGCAGAGGTAATAGTATGCAGGATGCAGGTTTTCCTTGTAGTGCCATGCCATTTCTGGGTCTATGTCATTGGCGGCGATAACGTCACATCCTGCCAATTTATAGCCCATGCTTGACCCACCACCGCAAGCGAAGGTCGTCATCACCTGAATCCCATTCCTCGGGATGGCCTCCAGATCCGTCAGATTCCATGCGCAGGGGTTCATGAGGGCACCTTGGGGTTGAACTCCATGCCACAACGGGGACACTTGCAGGTCATCTCATAACCGTCCGTGTCAATCTCTTGGGCGCTGGACACTTCGGGCTGTTCGACCGGGTTCATCAGCCCAGTCACATCCGGGAAGCCAAGCAGGTCCAGATCGAACCCCTCCGCGTCCAGCTCGGCAAGTTCCAGGGCCAGCATCTCGGCTTCCCATCCCGCGTTGAGGCTGAGTTGGTTATCGGCAAGGATATAGGCCCGCGCCTGCGTCTTGGTGAGGTGGGACAGGTCAATGGTGGGCACGGTATCCATCCCGAGCTTCCGGGCCGCCAGGACGCGCCCGTGGCCCGCCAGGATGTCGTCCCCATGGGTCAGGACGGGGTTAGTGAAGCCGAACTCTTTGATCGAGGCCGCGATCTGCGCCACCTGAGCGTCGGAATGGGTCCGGGCGTTTCGGGCGTAGGGGATCAGATCGGTGACGCGGCGCGTCACAACCTGCAATCGTTCGGGCGCTGATGTGTCCAGATCTGGACAGGGGGTGTTCGGATCTGGACAGCCCTTAGCCTTCGGTTTTGCCACGGTCTGCCTCCTTTCGGGCACAGAATAGCAGGTTGGGCATGGTAAAGCCCCCTTTCGGGGGCTTCTTTGGCGGTTCCTGGCCTTACAACTCAAACCCGAGTCCTTCCATGGCGGCCCGGAACTCGGCCATCAGGGCGGGGAGTTGGAAATTCATGTTGGGTCATATCCCGCTGCTTTCAAGGCCATCACAACCTTGGCTAGCAGTTCCTGGTGAGACCCGAAGCGGCTGGCGAACTCTCGCGGCCCGGCGTGGAAGGCGTGGCGCCCTGTGCGGTGGCAGGCGGCGCAGAGGCTGATGGCCTGATGATCGTCGGCCTTCTGGCCCATGCCCTGGCCCTCGCGGGGGTGGTGTGCCTCGCTGGGTGGCGGGGCTCCGCAGACGATGCATGGCAAGGAACGAACCAGTGCCAGGTGTTCCGGGTCCTTCACCCGCCCCACCTTGATGCGCGGGGCGGGCTTGCCCTTGCGCCTGGGTGTCAGGCGCTTGGGCCGGATGGGGGACCTGCGGAGCATGATCAGTCGAGGGTGTTGGGCAGGGGGTAGGATAGGCCCACGGCGGGGCCGGTTAGCTGGGGCGTCAGGATGCATCTCCATCAACGTCGAAAAGGCTTTGGTTGTGTGTTCCCATCTTGATCCGCTCGCATGCCAGATCAAAAAATCTTTCGTCCATCTCCACTCCAATAAACCGGCGGTCAGATGCCAGGGCTGCAACTCCAGTGGTCCCGCTTCCCATGAAGAGATCCATCACCACATCCCCGGGCTTTGTGGAGTTGCGAATAAGGAAATCCATCAAGGCAACCGGCTTTTCTGCTGGGTGTCCATTGGGCTTTGTTGATGACCATTTGAAAGACTGCACGTCTGGAATCCCGCGATTTGGAATAACAAAATCTTCCCCAGCAAACAACGCCACTAGTTCAAAAGATGGGCGCAAGCCTTTCTGCCCTCCTGGTCCAATCCATTGCTTGTCCCATACCAAAAGACTTTCTATCGACCACCCGATATCGCAGGCCGCTTTCTGGAACGTCACCAATGACCTCCAATTCAAGCAAGTCCACATGCACCCGTCAGGCGTCAGTTTCTCTCGGACGCGCCGGAACCATTCCGCGTACCAAAAAGCGGAATTGCATAGATCACCCCAAGGGTTCAATTTCCCCTTACCGTCCGATTTCGTATTGATCCCATAGGGCGGGTCCGTGACGACAGCATTGACCGAACATGCCGGAATCTGGCCCAGAACCTCCAAACAGTCGGCATGGTATAAAGTGGCGTTTCCAATTTCTAGGCGATTCAAATCCCGTCTCCTCATTTGTGGGGCATCCTACATCAAGTCGAGGATGGCTGCGAGCGTGGCCTCCAATTCCGCGACCTTGGCTTCCATTTCCCGCCACGCCGGGGTCGGTGAGCAGGTGTGGACGGACCCGTCCTCCACGTCCCCGGTGAGGGTCAGGCACCGGGGGCAACAGCGGGCTTTCATGGATGCTCCTTCGGATTCGTGTTTCGCGCGATAGGCGGACTAGCTGTTCGCCCAAATCAAAGTTAGGCGTTGATGTGGTGGTTCCTCTTGATGCACTCTTCGGGACAGTTCCCATCCGGGAAACATACTCGACATTCAAAATGCGGATTGTCTAACTTCCCGTGTTGGCTTTCCCACAGCTCCACCAAGCCGACAATCCAGGAAACGCAGTGATGTTCTTCCCCGTTGGGGTAGTAGGCTAAGCACTTCCGACAATGGTTCAATTTTTCGATTTCCATACGCCTAACCTCTGCATCAACTCGGACCCGATAGCCGTTGTAGTCCGTGCGGTTTGAATGTCCGGCTCGGCTATCGGGCCGGTTATGCCTGCCGTTAGACCGCTCGTTCTTTGTCCCAGCGCTCCCAGCAGACGGCCCTGTTCTCGAAGTGGGGACATCGGTTGAATGGACGCCCCAGGCAGGCGTTGCATTCCTTCCATTTCGGACTCGGACCAGGTGTGCATTGCGCCCACCAGCGCGGACAGGTGAATGCGCGATTCTCCATGCCGGGCTTGAATGGTTCACCAGCAATCCAATTCGCCAACGGCATCCCCCCGAAGTCCTCCAGCCTGTAGCCGTTCTCTTCCCCGATCTTGATGCCAGGATTTACCTGGTAGACGCGCTTGATTCCAGATAGTTCTTTGCGACCAGTGAAGGGCTGGAAAACCGATTCGCACCACCCCGTTCCCTTGCAAGAGTGACAGACCACCGCTGCGCCATTGCTCTCGCCCATGCCGGAATAGAGCCCTGTCCCGTGGCAGGAACCGCATTCGTGCTTTACCTTGATCTCTTTCATTTCTTCTCCTTCAATTTGTCCGTTGTTCGCGGTCTAACCAGTCGTTCCAGCGGACCCCGTTGGCCGCTGAACTCGGGCGTTAGGCGTCCCAAGCGAATACTGCCCCAGTAGCCAACCCCGTGCCGATCCCGCAACCAATCGCACCGGGCAACGCGAATTCAGCGAATGGCCAGCCGCAGGTAAATCCAACCAACCCGCCGACGACGACGTAGAGCGCAAATGCGCACCCGCCTGCCAGCCCGCCCCATTTGAGAAATGCCTTCAGTTTTTCCATTTCATTTCTCCTGCGCCTAACCAGGCGCTCAACTCGGACCCGTTAGCCACGGTCCGCATTCATAATCCAAGGCCCAGAATGGCTAACGGGCCGGTTAGCTTGGGTCGTTGGGCGTCATCAGCCGCACGGCGTACCAGCGCCACCGCGATTGTCTTGCCTTCGCTGCCAGCGTGAAAGCGCCAGCCCTTGAACTCGCTGAATTCGATTTCCGTGTCTCGCTCGCAGTCGTCCCGCGACACGTAAACCACTGGACAACCACTGTCGCTTTCAGAGCTGGCGCTGATGTATGCGCGTTCGCGGGCGTCAATGTAGAAGCACACCGCATCAGCGTCACCGGCCACCATGTAGCCTTGGCGGTGGGCCATATGCACATCCCCTTGCGTCAGTATCTCGAATGTCGTCTCTCGCATAGTTCCTCCAGTGACGCCTAACCCAGCGCGGGTGCGATTCGGTTTCTGAAAGATCCGGCCTGCGCTGGGGCTGGTTATGCGAATCGTTAGGCGTCTTCGTATGTTGCCTCGAAAATGTCAGGCTTGCAGGGGTACAACTCCCCTTTCACGCCCTTGATAATCCAGTCGCCCTTGTCCGCTCTCATCGTCCCTTCGAGGGTTACGATGTAAAGCCCTTCCGGGCTGTTGTTAATTCCCCGCGTTCCTCCCATTTCCATCACTCGTTCTACGCTTACGGCAGTCCCGTCGTAGAGTTCCGCGTCAATCACAACTGGCTTCTTTCGGAATTTCATGATTTCTCCTGTTACGTTTTCGTGTTCGTCGCTTAACCAGTGGACACTCGTTAGACGGTCGGGGGTTCAGGGAGGGGCATCCAGTGGGTCGGCTGGCACCCGTCCTCGATGGGCGCATTGGCATCGGCTTCCCAATCGCGGGACCACTCATCGCCTTCCCCGGTGTAGATGGCGATAGTGATGAGGCTGGTGTATCCAAGTTCGAGCATCCCGCCTTCGTTCTCATCCAGGTAGATCAGCACTTCCTGACCCTTCTTGGGGAGGCGATCAGCGCATGGAATCCAGCCTTTCAACTTCGGTGTCTTTGCGGGGTGGATCGTCATGGTCCCTCCAGATGGACGAGATCAATCAGCTGCAATGATTTTCGATGTAACTGGCGGGGGTGTCACCGCTCTGACACCGCTGGCACATATTACTTTCGGGGTCATCGCCTTCCTCGGCGTAGAACCACTGATCGCATTCGGTGCAGATCCAACGATCACGGCTCATCTCATCTCCTTGGCCCACGGCGGGGCCGATGGTTTCAATCCGATTTTCTGTCACTTATCCCCCTTTGGGGTTTCTTCAACTGGTGACAATTTGTCACCGGTTGGGCCGGTGAGCGTCACAGCTTCCGCCAGGTCTTGGTGGTGTCGTGGATGGGCTGGTGGCGCTCCAGTCGCCGTTCATCGGGCGTGGGCAGCAGCAGGACCGCCGCCAATCCGAGGACGAAGAGGAAGAAGATACAGAACTGGTAGTCGAGGTTGGTTTCAGGCATGGGACACCTCATGGACGCGGGGTTCAGATGTGCGGCCTAGCCGTTCGGCCCAGAGCAGTCGGAGGTCCCGCACGTGCTTGATGTGTTCGGCCTCGTGTCTATGCGCCTCCCACGCCTGCTGTTCGGCGTAGCGGGTGGCGCGTAGGGCCTCCACACGGTCCCGGTCGCGCTTCCTGTAGAGATCACGGGCGGCTTCCTCGTCCTGCGTCAGGGGGCGCACCTTGCGGGCCGACTGCTGCCGGTCGATGTCCCGGAGAATCACGGCGAGTCCGAGTGCCCAGAGGAGAGCGAGAACGGCGAGGATCATCGCGGCCCCCTTTCCCCCAGGTCCTCACGGATCGCGGCCCGACGGCGCTCCCGGGACTCCCTGGCCTTCTGGCGGTTGTACTCGCGGGTGGCACCGGACCAGGCGGGCCTCTTGCGTTTCCTGCCCCTGGGCTCATGGTAGATGTAGTCGGCGCGGGGCGTAACGATGGGGGTTTGCCGCTCGAATTCGACGGTGATCCCATCCATGGATACGGCGCACTCCAGGCGATCCTTGGTATCAACCCATCGCTGCATGGCCCGCTGCCAGGCCACGGCGATGGCGCTGTCGGGGTCATAGGGACGCGGCATTTCCGGGCGCTGGGCGATGTGGGCGGCGAGGGCTTCAGCGGGCGTCATGCGGACTTCTCCACCCAGGCTCGCAGATCCTGGACATTGTAGAACACAGGGATCTGCCATTGCTCGGCCTGGAGCAGCTCCACGCGGCACCCACGGGACTCCTCCCATCCGGGGCAGAGCAGCATGGCGTCAGATCTGGAGAGCATGGTCAGGCATTCTTGCATCGCCGGTCCCCAGGCTTCCTTGGCGCTCAGCGTGGGGAATGGAATGACCGATACGTGGGGCACCAGTGGCGTGGCCCCCGTGTCGCGGACCTGTGCGCCATAGGCGAGGGCCCGCTGGGTGTTGACCGCCATTAACTGTTCACTGGTGGCGGTGTAGGGAGAACTGACGTAAACAAGGGGGCGCATCAGTGCTCCTTCTTCTTCAGCTCCGCCATGACGGCGGACATGGGGATCATGGTGGTCTGCCACCAGACCTCAGACGCCATGTTCCCGTGCTTCACGCGGTAGGAGATGGTGGTGCCGGGCATCTGAAGGATGCGGCTGGCCTGGGCCGGCAGGACGTGGGACGGGGCGAGGATGATGCCGTGACGGGGTTTCACCGCGCTGAGGGCCGCTAGGACCTCCTGAGGGTGGTCCCATCCCCAGGCGTTGAGGTAGGGGCGCAGGGCGGCGATGGTGGGGTGGGTACTCACAGGGGGGCATCCGCGCTGCGGTCCAGGCCGCTGATTCTGGTGTTCGAGGGGACCAGCCCGGTGAGGTTCGCCCGCCCCCGGGTGGCGTAGCGCGAGGCCAGCCATTCAAAAAGGCCCCTGGTGATCGCCTTACTCGTGAGGAGGGCCTCTTCGATCTCGGCCGTAGTGGGTTGATTGGCGGTGAGCGCCGTGAGGTTGGCAATCAGATCGGCGATGACCTTCGGGGCTTTCTGCTCGGTGGTTTGGGTCATGGGTTCGCTCCGTGGAGTTGGCTTGAGGTGGTGCAGCTGGATTCCCCGCCCGGTGGTCATGCTCACACCTGCGCCGGGGGACGAACCATGTTGACGGCGGCTTCCAGGGCGTCCATGGCGGCGTCATCGGCGGGGCTATTCACCTTGATGGGCGGCCCGTCCAGGGTCTCGGAGATGGAATCGGGCACCGCCATGGCGGCCTCGATAGCCTCCCGCTTCGCTTTCATCTGGAAGGCTTCCTCCAGGTTGTCAGCCAGGGTGCGGAGGGCGCCCACGGTCTCCTCCGTGCAGTCGGGGACCATGGTTACGCAACTCATGGAGAGGTGGAGCCATGGTTTGTTGATGCCCCGGTCGGGCGCGAAGTGGATTGCGGCGCGGATGTCATTCGTCAGTTGGATGGGGCGGTAGGGGAAGGCGTTTGCCATGGTGGCGGCTCCTTGAGATGGGTGGGGGGGGGTGTGCCTGGCGCTTACTTCTTCACCTGCCGACGGCGCTTCTCGGTCAGGGCGTCATTCACCTGGTCCAGATATTTCGCCTCGGCGTCCTCGTTCCCGATGGACCTCATGGCCTTCGCGGCTTCTTGCGCGTCCATGACGATGAAGGCCAATTCGGCGTCCGTCTTGCCGGCGTAGCGGGTTGAGTGGATGTGCTTCATGGTGGGCTCCTTCGATGTTTCAGTATCGGACCCGTTGACTGAAAATCAACCCTCAACCTGCGTTTTTCTGCGAAGTGTGATCTCCGTCACACCTTCTTGGGCTCCAGGAAGCACCCCTTCCCTTCCAAGTGGGGGCCGATGTGCGCCCGGAATTGCTCGGGTATGTTCGATCCCCAGCCGGGCGCGAACACGCACTTGCAGGACGGGCAGACATAGCCCCAGTAGCCGGGGCGGAACTGCCGGTAGTAGTGCACTAGGTCGGGCGGGACCTGAAAGTCGTCCTCCGCCATGTTGGGAGGGTTCCAACCATATGCCTCGGGCTCATCCAGCGGGTGCACGATCAGGGGGGTTGTCACTTGAACCTCTGGTCCTTAAGGCCGGTCACGATGACCAGCGGGTTATCGCCGCAGAGGCGGCTGACGAGGCGGGCGCCGTAGAACTCGATCAGGCCGCCCATGTCCAGGTTGGTGGTGTAGAAGGTCGGAGCCTCCCGGCGGTATCGCTCATCGACCACAACATCCAGTTGCGAGGCGGCGAAGTCCTCCACGTAGGAGCCCTTGATGCGTTCCGATCCGAGGTCGTCCAGGAACAGGATGTCGGCCTGGATCATGTCGTTCACGGTTGTCTCCACGAACCCGTCAACGGTTGCCCGAGACCTGAGGAGAGCCACGGTTGACGGCCAGGATCGCCAGCGGAGCCCGGCGGCCCCTGGGTAGGGGTTAGGTTCTCCGCCCTCGTTCACGAGTGCCACTTCCCGCGCCTGCAAGTACGCTCGGAGAATCGAAGCCATCGCGGAGGTCTTGCCCCCGCCCGTGCCCTCTCCACCGATGCCAAAGCCCGCCTTGGGTGGCTTGCCCTCCAGCATGGCCTTGACGGCCTCGATAGGGAGCGCCCGCTTGATTTCCACCGGGATTTTTCCGACTTCAGACCGTGCCTCGCGGGGACTCATGCCGGCCTCCATGCAGACGCCCCAACTCCATGCGCGGATCTTCTTCAGGTGTTCAACTTTGCGCTTTGCCAGCCATTCTTGCGTCTGGCAGTAGCCGCAGACCAACTCACCAGGGTTCTTTCTGTCCGGCCACATCGGATTCTGGCAGACCGGGCAGGGTGTGGACTCCGGCGTCACTGAGTTGGGCCTTGAGGGCGGCATCGCGCCTCGCGTGGCGATGGGTCGCAGATCCATGGTTGGCTCCTTGGTTAGGGGTGGATGGCCTGGCGCTATCCTGGGCGCGGCTTAGCCAGTTGGTGGTGAATCGCCCCATGCCGACGTAGGTTTTGCCTCGCTTGGGGTTCTGCTCCAGCCATAGCCTCATCCGCTTGGCCTCAGCCAATGGGTCAAGACCTGGATAGGCATCCTTCCAGTCGTCGAGAAGGGCCTGGGTCACGGGCCACTCCTTCAGGCCCTTGCCAACGCATGGGAGGACCATCACCGCCGGTCCGGATGGCGGCTTGGCCGCCTCCGGGCATGTAGTTCTCTTTTGGTCTTGGTCTTGGTCTTGGTCTTGGTCTTGGTCTTGGTCTTGGTAGGGCATCGCACGGGCATCCCCGCGGGCATCCCCACGGGCATCCCGTTCGTCCTGTTTAGGCCAGCGAGCGGCTCCACCTCGGGCGGCCTTGAGCCGTTGGGCCTCATAGAACCCCATCACCTGTTCCCACTCCCTGACCAGGTAGGGGATGCCGGTCCTCCCCGGCTGGCCGGCCACCGGCTCCAGCTTCGGCCACTTCGCCAGCAGGTCGTCCAGATCATCCGGGGTGCAGCGGGCCAGCCATGCCAGCTTCCGGCGGTCATCGGGTAGGGTTCCGCCCTTGGCCCACTGGTGGAGCATGAGAAGGAAAACGGAGCCCCACTCCTCGCGGGTCAGGTTCTCGTAGTCCTCATCCATGAGCATATGCCTTGGGAAGACCCGGAAATAATCGGCCCGCTCAGGTCTGTCCATCTTGCACTGTGCCATCAGCGCCTTCCTTTCGATCCACGCCTGGCTTGGCTTAAAAGCCACTTCACCAGTCCGGGGTGAAGATCTGATCTGCCACCCGTGTGCAGTGGTAGGGCGATGGTGCCCTCCATGTCCGGGTGCGCGTAGATCGCGTGGCCGCCCTTCCGGCGCCGACAGGTCCACCCTAGAGCCTGGACCCGTGATTCTAGTTCTTTCGGTTTCATGCCCACTCCGGGCAGGGTCCCCCTCGCCGGTGGTCGCGTCCGGAACACCTTTCGGTCTGCCCGGTCACCGGCGGGGGGGATATCAAGAACTTTCCGGGGCGATCCTGCGCGATTCAGGCCCGTTTTTTCAGTTTAAGAACTTGCCGCATTGTGTCAACCCCCCCTTTCCCAGTGGGGCGTCCTCCAACATAACCACCAGGTGGGGCTTCTCTCCCTTGCTCAGCGGGTGCTGTTTCACGATCAGGTCCAGGTGGACGGCGTCATCCTCCAGGATCAGGCCGTGGCCGATGCGCCGGCGGCTCCAATGCTGCCCCGCCTTCTTGCCGGTCTTGTAGTAGCCCTCCTCATGCTTCGGGGGGCGAAGGACGTCAATTACCGGCTTCATGCTGGCGTAGAGGTTGTCGCGGTCCAGGGTGCCACGACCGAACCGGGTCAGGGTCAGCCGGCGCCTGCATCTGGCCGTGGGGATGTCCACGAAGCCGGGGGCCGCCCGGATCAGCCAGAACCACTCGTGCAGGAGCCGACCATACACCGGCCACGCCATGCGCTTTATGACATTCCCGCTGGGCGGGACCTTGGGGATGGTGAGGCTCCAGGTCACGGGCGGGGCTCCATGGCGTAGATGGTGACGCCCGTCACGCGGTCACGGCTCAGAATCTCGATGGTGTAGCCCGCACCCCGGAGGTCGTGGATGCGGGCGCCGAAGCGCTGGGCGATCTGCATGAGGTCTGAATTGCTGGCCGGGCCTTCTTTCAGCCGGGCCAGGATCGCCTGACACTGGCGCGAGAGGCGGGGTTCCTCCTCTGTGCCACGGACCTTGGGATCAGCCAGCCGGAACAGCGGGAGGTCTTGGGTTTCGTCGTGCATGGCTCCTCCTTCGAGAACGGCCCTGGGGGTTGGTGGTCCCCAGGGCCGGCATCATGGCGGGATCAGTCGAGAGGTCTACTTTCCGGAATCCAGGTGCCCGCAGCGTCCGGCTCGGGCTCGGGCTCGGGCGGTGCGGCGGGAACCGGCGCCTGGGTGGCGGCCTTCAGAGCATCCTTGAGCCCACTCTTGCTAGGTTTGGTGGCGGGCCGCTTCTCGTCCTGCGGGGCTCGGGATTCCATGACCTCCCTCCAGGTGGTTTCCCCGTCACGGATGGCAGAGTAGAGCGCCCGGAGATCAGCCAGTTCCTTGGGGCTGAGAACATCGCCCTTGTGCCCCAGGAATTCCTTGATCTGCTCCGCGCTGACGCCCAGCCCGGAGAAGCTGTCGAACAGCCTGCGCTTTGCGGCATCGGGGTCCTGCGCGTCCCGCGTGTTCAGGGTGCGGAGGACTTCATCCATCGCCTCGTCCAGCAGGTCGCCGGGGATCAGCCTCAGACCCAGGGTGCGGACCGCCTTGCTGATCAGCGCCCCTTGTTTGTTGAGGATGTCATCGTCAGTAGCCTCCAGGATGTAGAGGGTCTGTCCCCTGGAGTTGAGCCGGGTCTTGAGGGGGACTTCACCGGTCTTGAGGGACAGACGCTCAATCGTCTTGGTGATCGTCACGTCCTGACTGTAGGGCACATTGGCTTCCAGGTCCGTGACCATCACCCGGACGATGCGCTTCTCCACGTTGTCGAACACCGTCATGGTTTCGACGGTGATGTTGGTCATGCATCGGATGGCGGCCTCCGCGAACCGGATGCTGGGGCCTTCCACGCCCTTGCCGATGGGCTTCCGGTAGCGGGCTACCTCCGCGAAGGACGGACGCCGGCACTCCTTGAGGAGGCGTTCCCGAACCATGTCGAGGTCGCGGGGGCGGTTGATCGCCATGAGGTAGCGGGCCTCAATCATCGACCGCGCTTGGGTGGCGAGGGCGGATGTAGCGGTTTCGTCCGGGGCGGTCATCGCGCCGACCGGCGGCTGGTAGGTGTTGAGGTTGTCGTTCATTCGGCCTCCTTGAAGTTGAAGAGGAACCGGCGGGAGCCGGTCTTGGTGGTGGTGAACTTCTGGATGACTTCCGGGGTGGCGCCCAACTCGGCGGCCACGGCCTTCCAATCCGTGCTGGAGCCGTCCTGGGTCTTTTTCCATGTGCATACCCCGGCGATGCCGGCGTTGTCGCCCACGATGCCCTTCAGGATGTTCTCCAGCCGGGCTTGCTCGGTTTCAATTTCCTTTGCGTGGGCTCGGACCTCGGCCAGCCGCTTGGCGGCCTCCATCGCTTCGGGCGTAGCCGGGATGATCAGATCCGAGTTCTTCTTGAACCGGCTGGCCAGATACTCGGTCGTGGCCTTAGAGCCATCAACCTCAGGCGGGATGCCCTGGACGATGTGGCGCTCCCACCACGCCTCCACCTTCTCCAGAATCATGTTCTCTACCTCCATGTCCCGGTAGAGGGTGAAGACTTCCAACTGCTGGCCGCTGAAAAGGACGGCGAGGTCTGCGGTCGGCGTATCGGTCACGTGCATCTGAACCGCGAGTTGGCAGGCGTAGTAGATCGGGATGATGTCGGACCCGGCCTCGCCAAAGTCCTGTTGGTTCTTCCAGCGGATATTCTTTGCATCCACCGGGCGCTTGTCACCATCCGACCATCGGGCATCCAGGCTGGCGCCTAGAACCTTGACCACCGGGCTTTTCAGGAACTCGTAGGGTTTGGCAAAGGTGATCGGGTGCCCCACATGGTCGGCATAGCCTTCCAGGATGGGGCGCTCAAGGCGCCGGCCCCACGCCATCTGATAGTTGTCGGGGACCTCAACCATGCCGCGCTTGTTCAGCCATACCTGCATGGGGCTGGACCACTTCGACAGGCCCAGGATGGCGGCTACCTCCGTGCCCCCGATGGCCTTCCGGCGCTCCTCCAGCCAGCCGTTGCGGCGCTGTTCCATGGTCTCCTCGGTCGGGGTCTCCATGGCGCCGAACATGGAGGCCGTAGCGGATGCCGTGGCCTTCACCAGCAGTTCATCGCCCATCGCCCGCCCCCGCCTTCTTCAGATCGTTGGGCTTCAGCTTGCCCTTCGCCAGTTTGAGAATTTCGGCGGCGTGGTCCAGCGTTGGCTGGGTCCGGCCCTTCTTCCAGTTGGTCACGGCGCTCGGATCTACGCCAAGGCGCCGGGCGAGAGCCCGCACCCCGTACGCCTGAATCCAGGCTCCAAATTTGTTGAGGGTGGGTTGGTCCATTTCTGACTCCATGTTGGCGGCCAGTGTTGGCCGCTGGTCCATGCCTTCAGTTTAGACGGTGTAGACCAAGACGCAACACTTTGTTGATCATCAATCCATGGATTGTGATCTTCGTCACACCTTCACACGGGCACAAGAAAACGCCCAGCCCACAATGGCCTGGCGCCAACTCCACCATCTCCGCCCTAGTTTTGTCCCCCGACAAGGGGGCGTTTGGTGTTAGCCGTCCTCCTCAGAACCGAATGCCGGCCCTGATGAACCCAGCCCATGTGGTGCGGCCACCCGCTGCCAGAGGTTCTCGAACTTGGTAGAGGTCGGCGCCCAGGCGGAGGAACCCGGCGTCCCTCTCGATCCAGGCGCCGAAGGTTCTGTCGGCTGGGTTCCAGCTTGGCCCCGCCGCCCACTTCAGGACCCGTTGGGGCGCCGCAGCCTCCACGGGGATGTCCACCCCGCCAATGACCTGCCCGTCGGGGCTGGAGGCCACCACGCGGCGGGACTGGTCAGGCATCCTCACCAGGGTGAGGTCTACACGCACGGGCGGGCACGACCTATTTGGTTCCAAAGCAACGGACCCGGAAGGGGGAAGCAAAGCAGGATGGACGGGCTGGCTTGGCTGCACCACCACCTGGACGATGCGCTCCACCTTCGCGCCCTTGGGCACGGTCTGAGCTGGCTTCGCGTCCTCCTGCGGCTTGCGCTCCAGCACCAGGCTTCCGTCCTGCTGGCGCACCGGCGGGGCATAGGTCTCCGGCTTCGGGGTCTCCGGCCTCCACAGCATCCAGCCGGTCCAGAGTCCGGCGGCGAAGGCCAGCGTCCAGGCGATCAGTCTTTTTGTCGTGTCGTTCACGGCTGGTCCCCCTTCGGTGGTTCCGGTGCATTGGAGCCCTTCTTGAACAGGCCGCCAGTAATGGCGGTGAGGAAAGCACTGAATGCCAGTACAAGGTTCCCGTCCCGTGGCCCGGTGTAGAACCACCACGTCAGCCAACCAGCGGCGGCGATTAGCCCTATGCCATAGGCGGCCAGGTTGACCTCCAGGGTGGGGTCCTGGCTGTTGAAGGCTCGCCCAAGGCCAAGACGCGGCCTCAGCTTCTCCAGGAGATCAGTCAGACACGTCATGGGGTCACCGTCAGAGTGTCATCGGGGCCGGGCGTGAGGTTGTGCATCTTCAGGCGCCCGGCGAAAGGAACCACACAGCATCCTTTGGACTCCTGGCCTCGGCGGTCGGGGTCCATGCTCGGGCCATGGATGAAGAAGTCGTCCCGCCCGAAGGTCTCCCCAGAGATCTGGGTCAGGGGCGCCACCATCCGGCCCAAGTGGGGATGGTCCTGCCAGGGGCCGATGCGGTAGACACCCTGCGGTAGCGGTCCCACGTCGCGGACGTGCTGCATGGCGGGGTTGCACTTGCCCTCCCCGTTCCCAGACCATCCCAGGGCAACATGTGTGCCGTCATCCATGGTCACCAGGCCGATGGACTGGCTGAAGTTCAGGTTCATCGGCCACCCCCGAATTTCAGTGGGAAGTTCTCGACATAGTGCTGGATTTCCGTGCGTAGTTCGTTCCTAGTGTCCCGGAGGTCATCCTTGGTGGCATACTCACGGGCCATCGTGCTATCGAGCTTCGCCACGGTGGTGCTGAGACTTCCGATGGCGGTATTCAGGGAGTCTATGGACAGGCGGAACTGGCCGGTCACACGCTCCAGGGCGCGGGTGAAGCTGTCCCGCGCCTCTTTCAACGCGGCTTCGTGGTCAAGCCGGTTCTGATTGACCACCTTCCACAGATTGTCCTTGGCGGTGACCTCCCGCCAGATGAAGGCGGCGAGGGCCGCCCCAAGGACCGTCACCAGTCCCCGCATCGCGTAGGTTTCGAACTCTGCGCCCATGTGTGCCCTCGGTGCCTTCGTTATGTGTTGCATAGTGCCCTCCACGGGCGTTCTAATCCACATTGTATTGTAGCTATTCGCCTTCTCCACAATGAGGGCAACGGCCTCGCCCCTGGATGGTGCCGCCTCCTACCAGGGCCTCGATCAATCCCTGCGGCGTCCACCCTCGCGCCTCGTGGTCCAGACCAAGGAGCAGGGCGGCGAACTCGGCACACTCCCAGCCCGCATGGTCCCCAGGCTCTCCTAGGCCCGCCCGGATCGCGTCCTTGGCGGAGTAGTGGTCCCCGAGATGCTGGAGGACCATGGGCACGTCAACGGTTCGCCCGGTGTGGAAGACAGTGGGGGCGTCCTTCATGCGGTTGCGGAGGGCGTGGCAGGACACCCCGCCGATGGCACGGGCCTCTAGGACCAACGGCTCGCCCTCTACCACCCAGAGCACTCCACAGTGGTCCCACGCGCTGCGGGTCCACCAGCGAATGACGGCGGCTACGGGGCCCCGCCCTCTGAACATGACGAGATCCCCGGTCTGCA